CCCCAATCCATACAACCCCAGGGTTGTTAGTGACTTTGCCCTTTTTGGGCGTAAGAGGGAGCTCTACTGGCCCGAATTCCCCTGTAGGTCTTTTTTCGATTGTGCCTGCATGAATTTGGACAGCATTCGTGACGTGATCAAGTTTGAATACCCGTTGTCGCCCTGGGAGACCACCCGAATGGGTGCCCCTCCCGGCAACTCTCTCTACGTCTTCAATGACCTTAAGGATTCCCCTGCTTCGAACGAGATTCTCCGTGTTTGCGCTTGCACTCCTATGCGGAGTCACAAAATGTGGTGGACAGTCATGTGTCTCCCCTTGATGTGCCCCAGTAGTGTCTCGGCAGAGTCGGACTCCGAGGAACAGCATCCCATTCATCCTGCTATCTTTGGATTCATGGTGTTGGCTTGCGCTATCCTCGCGCTTGTGGCTTTTGTTATCTCTCTGTGGCAGCGTTTCAAACCGCTGCCTGTTCTGGAGACCGAAAGGGTTCTGGAGCATACGGAGACGACTGAGCTTCTGCGCATCGTATCGGAGTCCCCTCAGATTGTTCTCTCCCTGCTGCAAGGCAGTGGAGAGGACTTCCAGAGGTACCTGCCGGAAGGCACAGTAGATCCTATGCGCCTAGCGCGCATTAATGAGCTCCTGGGCCGACGGGTGTTGCGCCCGCGTCGAGGGAAATTCCTGTGGATAGTCACTGTCCCTGAGAAGATCTTTCTCGCTGCAGTGCACGGAGCCGACAGGTGCGCCAGCGGTGTTGCTGGCGGTCTCGGCAGGGTGGCTGTCACAACCTTGGACGTGCTGCGCTTTGGTCTCGGAGTGGTTAGCGGTGAGCGATTCGTCGCCCCCGCTCTGGTTCCCGACGCCCCTCTTTTGGTGGCGGAAGGGCCCAAGAAATCCTCCCTTTTCCGTGGTAGCAGAAGTCTTATGGTCTCCCGTCTTGGGAGCATTGGTGGTGGCTACTCTCTGATGCCCGAGGGCCCACTGGGATACCCCAAGGTCCTTAAGTTCCATGTTGAGGGGGCTGAAACCCTCTGCAGCACGAAACTGAAGACCTACCAGAAGTCTTTGGAGCTCCTCTTCACTGCGGAGCAGAAGGTCGCTCACGATGCAAAGCTTCTTGAGGAGGCTAAGCAAGCCTATTCTGAAAAGATGTTGGCTGGCTACCTCTACGACTTGGACCGTGTTTTTGATCTCGATCGATCTGAACTCGAATTTTGCTTCCTCAATGGGTGCATTTCCATTGCGGAGGATTTCAGCCAGTTCATCGGGACACTCGCACAGAGCGGCAGTCAAACTCCTTTGACGCAAGCCAAGCTCCCCCTTTTTCTCTGCCATCTGGCTCGCCAGGTCGCGGTAAACGAGAGACGGGTTCAGCAGCTGGGTAAGCACCTTGAGGGTCTTTCCGACGCCGCTATGCGCGACGAGGAT